CCACCGCCTTTGTTTTTCTTAGTTTTGCAACTATCCCAAAGTGATGGAGTTTTACCCCAATAAGAAACTTCGCTTTTATGAAAATAACGCCCTACACGTTCTAAACAGAAACATCTTGACGTAGTTTGTTTACCGCCTTGATATAAAAACCATTCAAAATCCAAGTCATCAGTAACCGCTTTTATGTAGTTACCTTGATATTGATATAATGCATCATGAGTAATTTGCGATACATACATTTCAAGCCCTCCAAGTTCTTTAGGTTGCCCTAAAATTTCAATCTTAAGTGATTGTTGTAACTCTTTATAAGATAAGCCATTTACAACACTTTGATTTAAAATGTTTTTAATTGGCGTTTCTAATGCTTGTTTTAATCCAGCTTGTGTAAGGCTTTCAACTGTTGTTTCTATGTTTAAAATACGTATAGCATCATAAACTTTTTTTACTTCAAAACTTGTATTGATAGCTGAAAAATAAGTATTCATTAATGTTTGTACCTCATTAAATCCTTTCACATACTCATTTAAATTATTGATGTAATCAGTATTTAAAACAATACTATCAATGTTTGAGTTTATTTTACTTACTTGTTTTAAGTTGTTTACACTTGTTTTAATTGAATCTCCTGAACGGTCTAATTTAGTAATCTCATTTACTACATTATCGTAAATTTCTTTTTGAATACTATTAAGTGAGCCTTCAAATTTATTTGAAAACTCACTTATAACCGTATCAATCTTTTCAATTATTTCCTCAGGTGTCATTATACTTGTGGCGTAGGTATTAACATAGGTTTGTTAGCTTTCAAATACTCTTCTGCATATTTATCCACTATCTCAAATCTTTTCAACAATGGCAATTCTTGAAAGTTTTTAACTTCTTCAAAAGCCTTTGTAACAAATTGATTAATCAAATTATGAGTAATAATAGTTTTTTGGCTTACTCCTGTTGATTGCATTGTAAGTACATCATCAGATGTAGCACCACGTAAAGGGTCTAACTGAATAATATTTGTATGAAATGCTATTTGTCTAGGGTTACCTGCAAACTTTTTACTAACATACGACAATTCCATTTCCTCTAAAATAGAACTAGAAATACCGTTTTGTTTTGCTAATGCTATTTGTTGTTCTAATTCAGAAACTCCAACAATATCATAGTTTGTAGGTGTGGTAATAAATGGTAATTGATTATTCAACTCCTCACTACCTAAACCTAATAACACACCGTAGCGTTGGTCATTTATAAACTTAATTATATTTTTAAACACTACTTGACAAATATAGTCAGCAACTTTAAATATAAATAGGTTTGTTTGTTCCCAATCGTAAGCCTTACTTTTACCGCTTGTATCCATCGGCATTTCAGATAAATGGCTCATATTTACAGCATCATAGCCACTATTAATAAGTTGTTTAATATCTTCGCTTAAAAACTTAATAGGGTCTAAATTTCTGTCAATATATTTTTTCGGTGCCCAGCTTGGTAGTGCATCTTCTCCGCCTTTTGTTGGTCTTACAACTAAATCAGCAAATGTACTTGACTTTGCTATTCCTGTTCCATCGCAATGGCTACAAGTATATCTAGTTATAGAACTGCCAATTTTTTTTTCAATTTGCCCTTGACCGTTACAATGCATACAAACTTGTTGTCCGTATATTGCACTTTCAAGGTAAGTATGCATCTTAATACCTGCGTTTTTATCGGTATTCTCAACTAATGCTTGGTCGAAATCTGGAACTATACCAGCAATAAACGACTCATAAAGATAGTCATCTTTTAAATATTTTATTACTCCTCCATTGTAAACAAATGGTATGTAACCTAAATTATGAATCCAAATAATACTAGTATTATATTGTCCTTTTTCATTTTGTACTAACTTGTATAAATTAACTTTATCCCAAATAGTCCAAACTTTCTTTTCTTCCTTTAGAATCAATAAATCACTATCAATGTATTGACAATCTTCAATACAGTAGTAATAAGGTAAAGGCTCTACAAATTCACTTTCTTTTATTTCGTAAATTTCTCCTTCAATAGCTTCGTGGATATGTTTTGGCATTGTAACTTGAACACCGTTTGCATCTTGCAAAAAGTTTTCAAAGTTGTAATTAAAGAACCAATTTTGAATAGATTTGTATTTACCAAATCCTTTAGTTATGTAATCGTAAATACCTTGACCATCGGCTACCTTAGGACTTTCATTGCCTTTTATAATTACAAAATCATTTGCTCGATTAATTTTTGATAAAACAGATGTAATTTTACTTGTACCTTTTTTTGTTATAGGTCTGTAAATCTTTGCTTTATATTCCTTAATCCAATCAGGCTCAGAAGGTTGATAAGATGTTAGTAATTCTGCAACATCCTCATATTTACCGCTAAAATGCTTTTTAAGTGCTTTATAAAGTCTTATTTGTTCATCCCTTACATAAGCATCATGATAGCGAGTAATATACTTATCAACGAAATCTTTAGAACCTATTTGTAACATAAAATTAATGTTTTAGCCTTTCTTTTAAGAAATTAAATTTGTCAATCCAAACCCAACGTGAATTTGTCATAAATTTACCACTTCTTTGATAATATACCAACACAAGTGTATTATAGAAATTTTTTAATTCAGTTCCTAATCTATTACCAGCCATTGATACAAAGTAATAAGTTTCATATAGTTTTTTTCTATCAACTAAATTAACTTGTCCTGCACCGGCCGGATACCAAAAGATATGTTGATACGGTTTTTCTTCTTTAACATTATTTAACGCTAAAGATATACTAAAAGCAAATTCATCGCCCATACCGTTTGCCCATTCTCTAGTACCAAAATCTTTTTTTCTAAATCTTTCCTCCGCAGTTTCAAATATTGCCTTAGCTTTATTTGTTTTCTTAAAGTATAAGAAACTACTTTGTATATGATAAAAAATCGCATCTTTTTTAAACTTGAAATACTTATTTAAATCGTTAATACATTCCCCCTCTTTATTCCAAAATACACTTCTTTCGCTTGTAATTGGAAATACATCATTTTCACTATAACAAGTAAATCCAAAGTCTTTATTTTTGAATTTCTCAAATAGTGAATTAATATTTTGCTTTGGTAACCAAATTGAATCAACATCCAAAAAGATTGTTTCTTCAAATGGACTAAACTCGAATACCCTTGTTTTTGTGTAAACGTGTTGCTCTTTACCTTCAATTGTATAAAAACTTGGTTCAAGTTCCGTAAAGCTATCAAAATAACTTTTTTGTAATTCTGTTAAGCCTGTTAAATTACCCTTTGTATGGACTAAGTGTATTAAAATAGCCTTATCGCATTGTTTCAACGATAAGGCTAAGTTAAACGCCATTTTTGGGTAATTAGTATGTCCTGTTGCTACTAATATTATCCCTCTTTTCATGTTGCTTAATTAAAGATTCCTACTGGAGCTTCGTAAGGAACTGGAATATCCTCATTAGTCCATTTAGTCATAACCTCAAATGTAACAACATCAGTTGTATTTTCAGTTACAGCAACTTTTGCACTTAATGCTAACGGTGCATTTGTGTTCCAAATTTGCGTTTCAGTTCTATACCATAGTATATAATTTTTCGCATTTTTAGTAAACTTGTTGTAATAATCAACATTGTTTTGTTTCAAGTTTGGGTCAAAGTAGTTTAAGGTATGAATACGCCCTGTAAACTCTGTTGCCTCATCTCCAAAACCAGCACTCTCAGAAACTGCTCCGCCATCGTAATTTCCTCTAACTTGTGGGATTATAATAGCATCGCCACTAGCAATTAAAGCATTCCATTCTGAAGCATCAGTTGGGTCTAAAATTACTGAATTTTTATTTACAAAAGCAACTGAGCGTACACGCCCTAATTCTTTTGGTAAACATGCAAGAACTTCGTAAACGCCTTGCTCTACGCAATTGTCATAAACACTCATTTGTATATTAATTTAACAGTTTGAATTTTGATAATTAAATATTGTCTTAGAAATCTTTGATTTACATTGCATTAAACTGTAAAGTTTAACAAACGTAGGCACAAAGTTTTCACAAATATAAGGAACTCCATCAATATTGCAATAATCGTGAATACTAATAAAATTTAGTCTTTCAAGTTCGTATTTTGGTAGTGATGCAGTTGATATAGTTTCAACATCTTGCAATGATGCTGAAAGCCTTATTTTAGTATTATTTGAATCAATATAAACAGTTTCTTCAACTGGATATTCATTTTCATCAAAGGTAAATTGAGTATAAGCGTAACCCTTCCAACCTGCATACGAAACGCCATCAATCATTTCATTATTTGAGTACTCAAACTCATGTATATTTTGCCAATTATCAGCAATTACAAAAGGCTCAGAAACTCCTAAAATAATAGGCTCTAATGGGTCTGTTGTTGTTTGAGTATTTTGATAAATCATTGCATACAATTGCTTATTATAGTAAGCATCTTGTAAGTTTAAATCAATCTTAACTGTATATCTACCACCACCAAAAGAAGTCATAACCCATTCAGTTAAACAAGTTCCATCGCAATCAAACCACCCTAAAATAGGAGTTGATACATCGGTTTGAATTTGCATAGCAAACCAACCCCATGAAGGAAATTTTTGTTCATAAGGTGGTCTTGTTTCCCCTCTTTGTCCTTGATATTTATACAAAGTTTCAACCATTATATAGAATAGTTTTTAGCTATGTAATTAATATTAAAATAAAATAAAACATCTCTACCTGTTGCTATTGTATTATTGCCATTAAGTTGTAATACTAATTGAGTAGTCGTTTCAAAATATGCAAAACCTGTTAAAACTTGGTCAACAGTTAAAGAACTTGCAGTATATACTACTCCTGTAATTGGGAATATAGCATTAATAGCTGAAAGTTCCCCAACTTGATTAGCACATTCATAAGTAGGATCTAAATCAATATATAAAGGTATTTTTTTATCTGTTTGATTAGCAGAATTTAATACTTTAATACCTCCATTAATACTTACTTGTTTACCTGTTTTAGAACCTTGCATTTGAAATTCAATACCACTAACACCACTTAAACCACCAGCATTTATATTTGTAAATACATTTGTTTGTGTGTCATCAAATATCAAACTACCATAAACATAATCAGTATTTACTTCATATCTATACGGTACAAATACCCAATCAGAAATACTTGTAGTATCAGCAATATTACTATTATATTGTATTCTTCCAACTAAATTAGTTGATGTAGTACCACTTTCAAGTTGTGTAATTAAATATTTTGTAGGTGTCGCTAAAGAGTATATTTTAACTAATTGATTTGCGTTACCAACAAAAGAATTGTGTATTGTAGTAAAGTTATAAGCATCTCCAACAATCATACTATCTAAAGCAAACGCAGTACCTGTATATTTTGCAATATTCTCAGGATTTGCCCATGCAGTATCAAAATCATTACCACTACCTTTTACTAATCTTTGACTTGTTGTTCCAAGTCCTAAAGCTGAATTAACAACTTGTATGCAATCGTTTATTTTTGCAGGACTTACATTTTCGGTGCTTAAAATTGGGTCTAATAAAGCCATATTTTTTTTATATTTTATTCAAAATCTTCCCAAGTACAATTTGCGTAATTATTCCAAGTATTTGGGAATATATCATTCCAATCAGCACCTGAATATAAACCACAATCAACATTTTCATAAAGAAACTTACTAACCCAACCTAAATTATTAAATTGGTCTTTCACAGTAATTACATATTTACCAACGTCTAAACCTGCAAATACATTACTACTTTGAAATGTTTTACCGTTATCTATTGAATATAAATAAGGTTGCCTTCCACCTGTAACCGCAATAGTGATTACACCATCATTTTGGTTACCAACTGGATTTATAGCACTAAATACCGTAACATTTAGTACGTTATTAGTAATAAATTTACAACCGTTTAATTTACTTATATAAATCATAATTTATTCAACATAGTCACATTCAACATAATCAGATTCTACATAGTCCATATTGCACTCATCAGAATCAACGAAAGATTTAAGCAATTTTATATTAGCTAGTCCTTTTTGTGGATTATACTCCAAATTTAAAATAAATCCTTGAATAATTGTATCATTTACTGAATTAACTTTTATTTCTGCATTTGTAGCTGTTTTTATTGTCTTATAGTTAGTCCAACTTAAAGGTGCTTCAAATGTTACAGTGTAAGGCTCAAATAAAGGTTTATTTACAGTATTAAAATCATCATCAAATACTAAATCTTGATTTTCAGTTAATAATTGCTTTTCATAATTATTACTACATAAAGAATTTAATTGTGATGTCATTAAATAATTTTTTGTAGCCGATGCAAATGTAGCTTTTGAGCCTACAAGTTTACAGTAAGCACCCGAAAACTGTTTATTATGAAGTAATAAATTTCTTACAGGACTTAATCGCAAATTGTACGATGTTTCAGGACTAAGAATATTATTAACTTGTAAAAAGTTTTCATTCTTTTCGGCTAAATTCAACTCACTTGGTATGCCATCAAAATCAACCGTTCTTTTAGTTGCAATAATGAAAATGTCATTATCAAACTTCCAATCGCTTGTACTTGTTGTTTTATATTGTTGTCGCCTTGTAAACTCTATTGCGTAATGGTCTGCAATGCCACTACTAACCGCTAAATACTCATTTTTTATTTGAGTTATTGGCGTGTTGTATTCTCTCATTGTTGCGAAACCATCCAAAGTATTAGCTTTGTCCGTTCCTTCCTCTGTACCATCTTTAGAGTAACCAATTTTTATAGTATTGTAGATATAATCTTGTTGCATTTCAATTACTCTACTTCGTATTGTATTGAATTGAATTACAACCTCATTACGATTATAAAAATACTCCACAGGTTCAATAACTACTAAACCATTTTCAAAGCCTATACCTAAATTAAATACGGGTTGAACTGCATCAAATAAAGATTTAAAACTTGTGAAAAATGGCCTTTCTTCAAACTTTCTTACACTTAATCCATTGGTTAAAGAAGTAAACGAACCGCAACCATTTTGTAAATATCCAATATCTTTACGTCCAAAGAAATCAGATTTAAACTTATTTACTCCAAATAGTTGCTCAGTTGCTTTGTCGAATGCTTCATGTATAAGTACTGTTTTGGCGGTGCTTGAATCAGTTAATGTAATAGCTTCAATATTTAAAAATGAAGGGTTTGTAAATGTTGTAATAAAATTACTTGTTAATGGAAAACCACTTATAGTAGTATAATTTGCCAATACAAAAGCAATTTTTACCTCATCATTTTCATTCAACGATAAAACAAAAGAATCATTATAATCAATATTTTGTGTTATTGTTCCACCTCCTATACTTGATTTTGCACCATAGTCTACTAATGGAGTAGCAATACCCCCATTTATTTGAATACCTAATTGTAAATTAAAATCTCTTTGTTTATTTGAAAAATTTAAAAACTGTCCATTAAAATCAAAAGAAAATGTATAATCACTTGTGAATTTAGCTTTAAATATTTTACCAACTGACCCCCATGATTCTGCTGGACTTGTTTGTAAATCTTCAAAAGCACTTTCTAAATCATCTGTATTTATAACAATAGGAGGAACTATAAATAAAGTTTTTAACTCATTTGTAGTATATTCAGCTATCGTTGGAACACTTAAACTACTTTGAATAAACTTTGATGTCAATACAATTGCTTTACTGTGTAAAGTCATTTCATTAATATCCGTACCATCAAACAAATCAAATTTCTTATCCATGTTGTTGAATAAAGTTAATGATTCGTTTTGCTCCTCAAAATTCAATGTACAACTACAAAAATTACCCTCTTTTATACTGAAATTAGAGAAATTTCCTTTACCTGTAAATACTTCTTCAAACTCTAAGTTTTCAGCACATTGTACGCTTATTTTTAAGCTAATATCTGCTAATATACCAAGTGTTTCAAATAGGTTTCTAAGTAATAAATAACCATTACCTATAAACTCTAAATCGTTAGTATATTCGTAAAAAATACCATGATATTTTTTATCTCTTTTAACCTTAATAGCTGAAACATCCCAACCAATTGGCTCGGATATTTCAGTACTATTATTGTCTTGGTCTATTAACTCAAATTTATATTTCATTAGTTACCGTATCTTTGATTAAGTAATTCAGTTCTTTTACCTTCTTTGTAAAAATACTTTTTTATTCCGTTTTCATCCATACTTATATTAAGTTTTGTTTGACTTTTATAAGCATTAACCAACTCAGCATTATCTACATTCACAATAACATTTGATTGTTGTTGTTTTACTTCTAATTGTCCGGAACGTACTAATTGACCCAACTTAACAAGCTTTACAAGTTCTTTGTTACTTAAACCTTTCCCACCTATTGCTAAATTATCAGCCGTTGGTAGTATTCTTTCGCCTTCGTGTGCTAAAATTGGGATTGTATCAATTCCTTTTTTGTTACCGTTCAAATCCAAATAATCAGTACCTTTAAAGTATTTAGGTGGTTGTCTTGATGCAATTGCTCCAACTTGTGCAAGTGTTAAAGCACTTTGTAAAGCTATTAATGGAATGCTTAACACCCCTGTTTGTGATGCTATTTTAGTTACTGCAACTGCTCCATTTATAACTGCATTAGCAATTGCCATATTTTTATCGAAATTAAACTCTTTAATCTTTAAATCTAATTGAAGCTTTTTATATTTTTTATCAATGGCTTCTTTTTCAGATTCAGTTAAGTTTTTATTTTCAAGTTCTTTTTCCCTTTGAGCGTTTAGTGCATCTTCTTGGTTTCTAATATCATTTTTATATGATTCTTGAATTATAGTAACCGCCGTATTTGCTAATTCTCTAATTAATACCAAACTTCTTTCTCTTTCACTACGTTTCTTCGCTTCTGAATCCTCAGTCATTTTTTCAGACTTTTCATTTGTAAGCTTTTCAATAGCTAATTTCTTCTCGCTTATTTCCTTAGCTATCTTTATTTCATCTTCTCCAAGTCCTTTTTTACGTTCTAAAGATTGAATCTCAATAGTTAATCTATCAACCTCATGCTTTTTAGTAGTTTCGGTTATTTTGTTTTGATACGATTGATAAACATCATTAAACTCTTTACCTTGCAATCCTTTTAACTTTTCGTTACGTTCTTTGTAAATAGCAATTAAGTTTTCATTCTCAATTGTTTTTTGCTTAGTTAAAACCTCATCAGTATTGGTAGTTTCTCTATCTAAATCAATTTGCTTAAGCTTATCTTGTTGCTCTAAGTACTTTTGTGCTTGTTTTTGAAAAAATGTTTCCTCAGCAACTAAAATATCAATTTGATATTCTCCTTGCCTAACAATCATTTTTTCCTTTGTTTGCTTATCAATTTTGGTTAATACCCTTGAATATTCTGTGTATAAATCAATCTTTTGTTGATTGTATCTACCTTCAATCCTTAATCCTTCAATTTGCTTTTCTTCATCGTTTTTATTACGCTCATTAAGTCGTTTTGATTCTTGTTCCCTAGCGTTTAATAATGCCAAACGCTCTTTAAAATCGTTCTTTTCTTGTTTTAATCTTGATTCTTTATTCTTAGATATTTCAGCTTCAGCGTTTTCTACTTCTTTAATAGATGCTTTGTATTGTTCGTTAATTACTCCTGTTTCTAATTTAATTTTATTAAGTTCTGTTAATGCTTTTTGATATTCAGTAACATAACTAGCACCTGTTTGTAAAATAGATAACTCATCTTCGCCAACAATATTTACTACTGAATTAGCTTCGTTAGGGTGTATATCTTTTAAACTACCTGTTAAAGTATATCTACCACTAGCATTATATTCGTCTTCAATATCTTTTAATCTTTTTTCAGCTTCTTTTTGTCTTATTAAACTTGATTGTAACAATTCAGTATTAGCATTATCTAAAGCTTGTTTTATATCTTTGCCTGATTTTTTAGCATTATCAGCAATATGTTTAAAAGTATTTTCATAAGATTTTGCTATTTTATCGCCACTTTCACCAGCATTTTTTAAAGCTTCACTTTCAACTGTATCAAAAGCATAATCAATAAGTTCTAAACCCTTATTAACAGTTTTTAAAAGTGTGTTAAATATTCCTGTTTGGCTTTGTCCTATCTTAACTAAAATCTTATTCCAACTATCCCCCATTGCACTCAATTGACCTTCAGTAGTTTGTGCTAGTTGTTCCGATAATTGATAGAATTTACCACCCTCAGCGGTCATAGATTCTAAAGCTTTAGTAACTTCAGGAAACCCTATTTTACCCGTTTCAATTAACTTTCTTACCTCACTTTCAGCAACTCCAAACTGTTTAGCAAACTCTTCAATAACTGGAATACCACGCCCTGTAAGTTCGTTTACATCTTGCATGTACAAACGACCTTGAGTTTTAAACCTTCCAAACTTTTCAGATAATTCAGTAATACTATTTCCTGTACCAGCTGAAACATCTGAAAGCATTGTAAGTGTTTTTGAAATATCAGTACTTGCTACGCCCATAGCAATCAATGAACGTGTACTTTGTTGTATTTCAACCAAACTAAATGGTGTACTCTTAGCTAGTTCAATCAACTGTGCATTTAGTATGTTAGCTTGTTCTTTGCTTTTAAGCATAGCTGACAAACTCATTACAAATGTTTCGTTGTTCTTTGTAGCTTCTAAAACTGCACTACCAAACGCAATAACTCCACCAACTGCAAAAGCACCAGCAATAGCACCTTTTAACCCTCCCATAGTGTTTGATAACAAACCACTATCTTTGCTAGTTGACTTTATTTGTTCGCTTAATTGCTTACTGTTTTGTGTAGCACTTTTAAACTTTTCAGATACTTCTTTAAAGTCCTTATTTACTTGTTGTGCTTTCCTTGATAGTTCCCCGTTAGTATCTCCTGTTCTTTTAATCTCATTTTGTAGCCTACGATGTTCAGCCTGTAACTCTAACATCTTGGCTCTATTACTAGCTACTGATTGCGTTTCTTTATCAAATGAAGCCGATAGTTTATCAGTTGATAATTTAGTATTATCAATATCTTTTATCAAATCTTCATAATCTTTTTGAGCCTTAGTAATATCTTTTGTATCAATATCAAACTCAACTTTTACCACGTTTATATCAGTAGCCATAAATCTATTTTTTTGATTCGTTTTTCTTAAGTTCCTCTAAAACTAATAAATATTCTAATATTGTCAATCGTTTAACAGTATCAATTCCTTCAACTCTGAAATCTGCGATTCTAAAGAATTCAATAAATCTTTGTTCTTGTTGTTTGGCGTGATTGACTGCATAATTCTTTCTAACTGTTCTATTTTCAGTTGAGATGTTACCTTCGTTAGATTCGTAAAGATGTCCGAATCTACCTTTGACAAATTTAACGAGGGTAGTAACTCGCTTAATGGTACGCTCAAAAAAAAAGATTCAATTTTGAGTTTTTTCCATTCTTTTATTTTCTTTTCGTTGTAAGTTTCATCATAAACTAAATGACTTTCGTTATCATCAAAATACATTATTGATGCCAAACGTAAAATAGTATCATAGTCAGAAACTGTTTTTAAACGATATTGCAAATCTTGGGTAAGTTGTGCAACTTCGGTCAATTTACCTCTATTTGTAGCGTCTAAAATAGCCTCAACGTGTGCAGTCATAAACTTACTATCAACCTTCATTTCCATTTCGTTGTAGTATTGAATAGCCATTAAAGCACGTTCACATGGAATGTTTATAAAGTCGTTAATGTGATAGTATTGTTTGCCACCAAGTGTAAAAGCTTTTTCAATTACATACTTAGGATTTTCTTTTTGCCAAACTGGTTTGCTAAATAGTGACTTAATTTTGTTTATCATAATATTTATTTACTAATATACTAATACTCATTGCAATTGGAATAGAAAAATAGTTTGTTTGATTGATTGATACAACTAACAAAGTGTACCAAAATGAACTGCAAATATTACATAGCCATAATGGTTTACTTATTATTTCATACTTATCAAACTTATTTAAAAAGGACAAAATATGTCCATTTTCAGTAATAGTTTGCATAATTAAAGAAATACTAAAACCAATTATAGCATCAACGAATAAACTCATTTGTAATTATTGGATTTGTGTTTACAAACTGAATAATAATACAGTCATAATCAGTATTATACATAATTGGTAGTGTACTACTTAATTCTGCAAATATAGCAATATCATAAAGCTTGTAATTACTTAAAAATCCTTTAGGTAACTCGGTTAAATCCAATACAGTTGTGCCATCTAAGATAGTACAATCTAGTATTTGTTTGTTACCTAAACTATTAGTAATTATACATTTAGCTTCTATGTCGTCAGATTCTAAATCGTTTATTTGTAGCGTTTCGCAACAGTTTGAAAGTGGATAAGCTACATAACCATTTTGGCAAAGTGGATTCATTGCATTATGTTTTATGCAAATGTACTAAATTAATCTACAAAATTGCGAATGATAAGAGTTTAAATAATATCTGAAATTATCTAAGTTGTGAGTTAATTCCATGTTTGATTTGTCAATGTTACCAAATGCATCCACTTGAACATACATTAAATCTTTGATTGTACCTTTGCATTTAGGATTAATCTTTACGTTTTTATGCTTTTCAAGTATTGAATTGACTAAAACTCTGTTGTTTTTGTGGCTTGGGTTATTACGTGGTGCATCAATATTATTGAAAGATATATCTAATTCCTTTTGAATAATATCGTACATACAAACTAAACCTTTTGTACTTTTTTCTCTTGCCCAACCTGAAGCATCTCCTGTTACTTTTATTGGGTTACCTCTATCGCAATATTTAGCTTTAATTTGTCCTAATAACTCATAAATATCACTTGTTGATAGCCTAAATTCGTCTATTTGATAAATAAAGTCCGAAGTATGTTGAAATACGCTACAAGTCATAGGGTCAACATTAAAGTCAAATGATAAATAAATAGTTCCGCCCTCTAAATATTCAGCTTC